GCGTCGGGACGTGTCGTATCAGGACGTGTGGGGTCGGGGCGACGCGTGGCCAGCGCCGGATGCTCGGGCGTCGAGGGATTCGCTGGCGCTGTCGGCGGTGGTGGCGTGCGTGAACCTGCGGGCGAACACGCTGGCGCAGCTGCCGCTCAAGGCGTACCGGCTGGGGGCTGACGGCCTGCCGGTCGAGGTGCCACGCCAGCCGCTGCTGGTGGAGTCACCGTCGAAGCTGCCGCGATCGCAGTGGCTTCGACAGCTGTCGATCAGTCGCGACCTGTGGGGCAACGCGTTCGGGATGATCGTGTCGCGTGACGCTGCCGGGTGGCCGACGGCGGTCGAGTGGCTCGACCCGACGAAGGTCGCTACGAAGCAGGAGTACCACGGCGCGGACGTCACCTACTCCTACAAGGGCCAGCCGATCCCGGCCGACGACGTGTTCCTGGTGCCAGGGTTCCCGGTGCCGGGCTCACCGTTGGGCATCTCCCCGTTGGAGCGGTCCGGCCTCGTCGAGCTGTCGCACCGGGCGCAGGACTTCGGCCGTGACTGGTTGAAGAACTCGGCAGTGCCGTCGGCGATCCTGTACGCCGACGCCGAGCTGGACGCCGAGGGCGCCGAGCGCATCCGGGCGTCGGTGCAGTCGTCGTGGCGAAAGCGTCGCCCGGCCGTGCTCGGCTCGGGGCTGCGTTACGAGCGTGTCGGTGTCGACGCCGAGGACTCGCAGTTCCTGGAGACGATGGCGCACGCCGGTCGGGACATCTGTCGCATCTTCGGAGTGGACCCGGCCTGGGTCGGTCTCGGTGGCGGCGGGTCGTCGCTCACCTACCAGAACCTCGCCGACCGGCTCACGTCGTTCATGGCGTCGACGATGAACGCCGAGCTGGTGCTGATCCAAGAGGTGCTCACGGCGAACGTGCCGCGTCCCCAGTTCGTTCGATTCGCGACCGGTGCGTTCCTCCGGTCCGACCTGCCCACCCGGTACGCGTCCTACGCGACCGCCCTGTCGTCCGGCTTCCTGACGGTCGACGAGGTGCGTGAGCTCGAGGACCGCGGCCCGTTGCCTGATTCGCCCGCCACCTTCGGAGGTGCTCCCGGTGCGTGAACTTCGTTCCTACCGTCACGTCGACGCGCCCGAGCTGCGTGCCGAGGGCGACGCCCTGTCGCTGTCCGGTTACGCCGCGGTGTTCAACACGCTGTCTCAGAACCTCGGCGGGTTCGTCGAGCAGGTCGACCCGTCGGCGTTCAATGGGACGCTGTCGCGTTCGGAGCGCAACGTGCTGGGTGCGTGGAACCACAACCTCGACACGCTGCTTGCGACGACCGAGTCGGGGACGCTGGTGCTGGCGACCGACGAGCGCGGCCTGTCGTACTCCATGCAGCTCGACCCGTCGGACCCGGACGCACAGCGTGTCGCTGCGAAGGTGCGCTCCGGCATGGTGCGTGGCTCGTCGTTCAGCTTCGCTGTGCGCGCCGATTCGTGGGACACGACCGACTCGGGCTTCCCGTTGCGGACGCTGGAGGACGTCGTGCTGTACGAGCTGGGGCCGGTCGCGTCCCCGGCGTACCTGCAGACCCAGGACGGCGGCGCCGCGGTGGCGCTGCGTTCGTTCTCCGAGTTCGTCGACCTGCCGTTCGAGCAGGTGGCCGAGGCTGCTGCCGCCGGCCGACTCACCGACCTCATCCTCCGCGACCTCCCCGAGGTCACGGCAGAGGATCCAGCTCCCGAGCCCCCGTGCGAAACACCGGGCGAGGAAGCGCAGACGGCCCAGCGGGGGCCGCTGATCCCGCGCATCCGCTGACCCGCGCGACACGCCGTCAGCGTCAATCACCACCAACACTCTCGCCGGAATGTGAGAACGTCCCGGCCCGATTCACGGGAGCAACTGTGAACCACGAAGCACACCGACTGCACACCGCGCGCTTGCGCGCCTGGAACGAGATGCAGGCCATCTCCGAGCGCGCCAACCAGCGCGACGGCGAGGAGCAGCGTCTGACCGCCGACGAGGAGTCGGCCTGGCAGAAGGCCAACGACGACATCAACGCCATCGACGCCCGCATCGCCGTCCTCCTGGAGATGGAGCAGCGGAACGCCGACATCGAGGCCGCCATGACGCGGTTCGGCTCCGTCGACGCCCCCGAGGCGCCGGCCGACGAGCTGTCCGTCGAGCAGCAGCTGCGCGCCCTCGGTCGCGGCGAGCTGCGCACCGTCGCCGTCCCGTTCGAGTCCCGCGACCTCACCAAGGGCACCGCGACCGCCGGCGGGAACACCGTGCCGACGAGCTTCGCCGGCTCGATGTGGGAGCACATGATCGAGGTGTCGGCCATCCTCCAGGCGGGTGCCACGATCATCAGCACGGCGAGCGGTGAGAACCTGGAGATCCCGGTGACGACCACGCACTCCTCGGGTGCGCTCATCACCGAGGGCTCGACCCTCACCGAGTCGGACCCGGCGTTCGCGAAGCGGACCCTCGGCGCCTACAAGTACGGCATGTCGATCCAGGTGTCCTCCGAGCTGGTCGCCGACACCGGAACCAACCTGCTCGACTACCTCGCCCGCCAGGCCGGTCGCGCCGTCGGCAACGCCCTCGGCACCGACCTGGTGACCGGCAACGCGTCGAGCAAGCCGTCGGGCATCGTGCAGACCGCGACCACCGGCGTCACCGGTGCCACCACCGGCGCCTCCGGTGCGTTCACCGCCGACGAGCTGATCGACCTCTACTACTCGGTCATCTCCCCCTACCGGGCTTCGACGTCGTGCGCCTGGATCATGCGGGACGCCACCGTCGCTCGGGTGCGGAAGCTGAAGGGCTCCGACAACAACTACCTGTGGCAGCCGGGCCTGACCGTGGGTGCGCCGGACCTGCTCCTCGGCAAGCCGGTGTACACCGACCCGAACGTGGCCGCAGTGGCGACCTCGGCGAAGTCGGTCATCTTCGGCGACATCGCCGCCTACCACGTTCGCCTCGCCGGCGGCGTCCGCTTCGAGCGGTCGGACGACTTCGCCTTCCAGAGCGACCTCGTCACGTTCCGGGCGATCGTGCGGGGTGACGGCATCCTCGCCGACCAGACAGGCGCAGTGAAGCTCTACGTCGGCGCTTCGACGTGACCCTGACGGTCTGACCGTCTGACGTGAAGGGCGGGGGCTCCGGCCCCCGCCCCGATCGTCGCCACCCACAACCAGAAGGAGTCTCGCGGTGCGCGTGACGATGAGGGCCCGCATCGCGGGCACCCGCAACGGAGTCGACTGGCCCGCTCCCGGCGAGTCCATCGACCTCCCCCAGGACGAAGCCGAACTCCTCGTGGCGAACGGCATGGCCGTCGCCGACGAGTCGAAGCCGGCCAAGAAGGCTGCCGTCGAGTCTGCTGCCGTCGAGGCGCCGGAGACTGCGGCCACCAGCAAGCCGCGCGCCCGTCGGGCCGCAGCGCCGAAGGACTGACCGCCGTGACGGTCGTCGCCGACGAACAGATCCTCGTCGGCACGGCCGCGACCATCACCGGCCGGTTCTACGACCAGGACGGCGACCTGGCCGAGCCTGCGGGCACGGTCACCGTCGGTGTCGTCGACGAGGCCGGGGCGACGGTCGTCGCTGCTGGGACTGCGACGACCACCGGCTCGACCGGTGTGCGCACCTACACGCTCAGCGCGTCGGCGACGTCGGAGCCGAGGGTGCTGGTGGCGTCGTGGACGAACGGCACGGTGACGGTGACGACACGGGTCGAGGTGGTCGGCGGGTTCTACGCGTCGGTCCGACAGGTTCGTGATTCCGACCCGGTGCTCGACGACCCGCGGAAGTACTCCTCGGCGCAGATCGTCGTGGCTCGCCGTGCGGTCGAGCGTGAGTTCGAGGACTACTGCGGGGTGGCGTTCGTGCCCCGGTACCGGCGTGTCCGTCTGGACGGCACCGGCCGCTACGAGCTGGTCCTGCCGGACGCCGAGCTGCGCTCGGTGCGCTCGGTGCGTGAGTACGACGAGGACAACGTCTTTGAGGCGTACACGGCGACGGAGCTGGCGGCGATCCCGGCGAGTCGAGCTGGTGTCGCTGTGCGGACGGACGGCGAAATCTTCGAGCGTGGACGCTCGAACATCGTCGTCGAGTACGAGCACGGCTACGACCGGCCCCCAGCTGACGTCCTGGAGGCGTTCATGCTGCGGGTGCGGGACGTGTTGAACCGGTCGAACCGGGGCGTCCCGGATCGGGCGACGACGTTCACCTCCGACGTGGGCGGCACCTACTCGCTGCTCGTCGCCGGCCGTGGCGGGTCGATCACCGGCATCCCCGACGTGGACGTCGTGTTGAAGCGTTACGCCCGTCGCATCCCAGGGATCGGGTGACGGTGGCGACGTCGACGGT